GATTTACCTGTAGGAACCTGGATGGTATCTGTAAAGGTTAACAATGATGACGTTTGGAATCAAGTTAAGGCAGGTGAAGTAAAAGGATTCTCTATAGAGGGGTATTTTGCAGACAAAATGGACGGCCCTAAGGAGTCTTTACCCGAACAAATGTGTTCTGAGTGTCTAGATGAATTAAATGCCGAATACGAGCTCCTAGAAGCCTTAGAAAGCCTATCTGAAGAAGTAGAATTAGAGTCTTATGGTGGTTATCCTGAATCTGCATCTAATAACGCTAAATTAGGGATTAAAAGGAACAAAGAGCTAGGGAATAAATGTGCTACCCAAGTAGGTAAGGTTAGAGGACAGCAATTAGCTAGAGGTGAGAAGTTTACTTTACCAACTCTGAAGAGAATTTACTCCTATCTAAGTAGAGCTGCTGAATATTACGATCCTAGTAAGCCTGAGGCTTGTGGAACTATCAGTTATCTTCTATGGGGTGGTAAAAGTATGCTTAATTGGACTGAGTCTAAGCTAAAAGGTATTGAGGCTGCTGAAGTAGGTCCAAAAGGTGGTATCAAGTCTTCACCTAAAGCCCCTAAGTCAGGTACTAAGAATCCTAATCCAAAAGGTAAGGGTAGTGCAAAAGGTGATGCTAGTGGAAAGACTGGTGCAAAAGTATCTGCTAAAGATAGGGCTACACTTCAAAATAAAGCTAATGACTTTAATAAGAGATATAAAGAAAAATTAGGTTATGGTGCAACTGTAGGTGCTTTGGCTAGTGTATTTCAAAGAGGACTAGGTGCATTCAACACTAGTAGGTCACCTCAAGTAAAGTCAGCTTCACAGTGGGCATTTGCTAGGGTTAATGCTTTCCTTTATTTACTAAAGAATGGTAGGCCTCAGAATCCCAAGTATACAACAGATTATGATTTATTACCTAATAAACATCCAAAATCAAGTAAAAAATAATGATAGGAAAGAAAATCAAAGCTACACCAAGTTACTCTTCACCTAAAGGTGGTAGTAGAGGTTGTCTTTGTAAAGACGGTAGAACATACTCAAGTAAATGTTGTGATGGTTCATTACAAGCTCAAGGAGTTGGAAGTGTTACAAAATCAACAACAACTTATTATTATAAATTACAGAAGTGTGGGCATAGTTCACAAAAAGAAATTTACATAGAGGGTGTTGAATTAACAGTAAATAATATCTATTATTTTGATTTTGCTAATGGTAATCATAATGGATGTTACACTGTTACACATACAAGAACATCAGGAGACCAAAAAGTAAATTCAGTTGTAGCTTACAATGATTGTGATGACTGTATAGCAGCAAACTAAAAATACAACACTTTAATTTAAATCAGTAATAATTATAAACATCAATTTTTATGAAAGCAACAGAAATCGTTTCTAAACTAAAGGACGTGCTTTTGTCTTCAACTGAAGAGGTGGAAACTTAAGAAGCTGTACAACAAGAAGTGCAGGAAGATGTACAAGAAGAAGTACAACTTGAGGCTGCCACTGAAGAAGTTACAGAAGAAGAGGTACAGTTAGAGGAAGCTCCTGAAGTGGAGGCTTCTGAAGAGGTTGAGGCTATGGAGCCTAAATCTGAAATGTCTTATGCCACTAAAGAAGAGTTAGCGGAAGTTAAGGCAATGGTCGAAAAACTAATGGGTCAATTAGAGGCTAAAGAAGAATCTAAGCAAGAAGTTCCTCAAGAACTATCTGCTGATGAAGCTCCTTTAACTCACAGCCCAGAGAACGCAACAGAGACTAAAAATTTACATTTATATTCTCAAAACGCACCTGCAACTACTCTTGATAGGGTTTTAGCAAGATTAAATAAATAATAAAAACAATTTTCTAAATTACCAAAAATGGCAACAACTACATCAATTACTACTACTTACGCAGGAGAGTTCGCAGGTGAATATATCGCTGCTGCTCTACTCGAAGGTTCTACTATCGCTAACGGTGGTATTACTGTAAAACCAAACGTAAAGTTAAAAGAGGTGATCAAAAAAGTAGCTACTGACGATATCGTTAAGGACGCAACTTGTGATTTTGACCCTACTTCAACTATTACACTTACTGAAAGAATTCTTCAACCAGAAGAGCAACAAGTTAACCTACAATTATGTAAGAAAGACTTTATCTCTGACTGGGAAGCACTTTCTATGGGCTTTTCTGCTCACAGCGATATGCCTTCTAAATTCTCTGACTTCTTAATTGCACACGTTGCAGCTAAAGTTGCTCAAAGAACTGAAAACTCTATCTGGGCAGGAGACACTTCTACAAACGGACAGTTTGACGGACTATCTACTATCTTGGCTGCTGACGCTGCTCTACCTACTGCAAACGAAGTTGCGGGTACTACAGTTAATGCAGGAAACGTAATCACTGAATTAGGTAAAATCGTAGATGCGGTTCCTTCTGCTCTTTACGGTGCTGAAGACTTAAGCATCTATGTATCTCAAAACATTGCTAGAGCTTACGTAAGAGCTTTAGGTGGATTTGGTTCTAGCGGACTAGGTGCAGCCGGTACAAATGCAATGGGAACTCAATGGTGGAATAACGGTTCATTATCTTTTGACGGAGTGAAAATCTTTGTTGCTAATGGACTGGCTTCTGATACTGCTATTGCTGCTGAAAAGTCTAACTTATTCTTTGGCACTGGTCTATTATCTGACCATAACGAAGTTAAAGTCATTGATATGGCTGATCTTGACGGTTCTCAGAACGTAAGAGTCGTAATGAGATTTACTGCAGGTGTACAGTATGGTATTGTTGATGACATCGTAACTTACGGTATCACTAACTCTGCTAACTAAGAATAATAATTAATTAACTAAAAAGGGTGGGTAAGCCGAAAAGCCTACCTACCCTTTTTTAATACCTTATAATATGGCTTGTGATTTAACTAAAGGTAGAAAAGAACCCTGTAAAGACGTAGTTGGAGGACTGAACGCAATATACTTTATTGACTATGGTGATTTAGGTACAGTTACAGAAACTGATGACGAGATTACAGATTTGTCTGGGACTTTTACTGCTTACAAATATGAATTGAAAGGTAATAGTAGCTTTGAGCAAACTATTACTGCTTCAAGAGAGAATGGTACAACATTCTTTGAGCAAACGCTAAACCTAACTCTTAAGAAACTTTCTAAAGAAGATCATAAAGAGATTAAGTTATTAGCTTACGGAAGACCTCACGTTGCTGTTGAAGACTATAATGGAAATGTATTCATTATGGGTCTTGAGCACGGAGCTGATGTGTCTGGAGGAACAATCGTAACTGGTGCTGCTATGGGAGATTTATCAGGATACACACTTACTTTAAGTGGTATGGAAGTAAAACCTGCTAACTTTGTTTCTTCACCTACTGCTGCTGATCCATTCGCAGGAATGAGTTCTGCAACAGCTACTATTACTGAGGGAACTAACTCTTAATAGTATTCATTTGATAACTAAAGGGGTTACAGAGATGTAACCCTTTTTTTTTTGAACAGAAATCAAGTTATTTAGTTATACTTATATGATAAGGTTATTACCAAGTACAGGCACTCAGACCATAAGTATTGTTCCTAGAGAATATACTGAGGCTAGTGATTTAGAATTATCAATTAGGGAAGACGGTACTAGAAAGAAAGAAACATTAGAGGCCTTAACGTCTACTATAAACGGTAACTTTTTAGACATAGAATGTACTTTTAGTATTCTATCTGAGGAAAGTTCTTATTCTATAGAAATCAAGCAAGGTGATACTTTACTTTATAGAGACAAGGTTTATTGCACTTCTAAAACGGATACTACAATATCACATACTTTAAATACTGATGAATATAATCAGCACGATTCCGAAACCGAAGAGCAACAATATATAATAATATGAGTCGAAAAAATATTAGATCAGCTAGAAAAATACAAGCCCCTAAGGAGGTTAAAAACAGTATGAGGGTTTTGAACTTATCTGGCTATGAAATCCCAAGCATCAAGGAGAACACTAGAAATGATTGGGTTGAGTACGGTGACAATAATGATTATTTCGCTGAACTTATAGAGAGATATTTAGGTAGTCCTACAAACTCAAGATGTATCAATGGTATTGTTGATATGGTTTATGGTAGAGGACTAAACGCAACAGACTCAACAGAGAAGCCTGAAATGTTCGGCAAGATGCAAAGTGTTCTTAGATCGAGTGACGTAAAGAAGATGGTTAATGACCTTAAGATGTTAGGTCAAGCTGCTATCCAGGTTGTATATAAAACTGGTAAAAAAGAAATTGCAGGTCTTTATCATTTCCCTATGGAAACATTAAGGGCTGAGAAGGCTAAAGATGGTAAAGTAAAAGGTTATTATTATCACCCTGATTGGGCCAATATAAAGCCCTCTGACAAGCCTAAAAGAATACCTTCATACAAGAACGGTAGTAGGTCAGAGAAGATTGAAATATACTGCGTTAAACCGTACAGAGCAGGGTTCTATTATTATTCCCCTGTAGATTATCAAGGATGTTTACAGTATTGTTCTTTAGAGGAAGAGGTGTCAAACTATCACCTAAACAATATTAAGAATGGATTACAACCTTCTTTGTTATTGAACTTTAATAATGGTATTCCTTCTGATGAGATTCAAGAAAGAATCGAAAGAAAGATATATGATAAATTCAGTGGGTCTTCTAATGCAGGTAGATTTATACTAGCATTTAATGAAAGTTCAGAGGATCAGTCTACGGTTGAACCTATACACTTACCGGATGCTCACGCTCAATATGAGTTCTTAGCTAAAGAAAGTAGAGAGAAGATTATGATAGGCCACGGTGTTGTTTCACCTATTCTATTGGGTATAAAAGATAATACTGGATTTGGTAATAATGCTGAAGAACTTAGAACTGCTTCTATCCTTATGGATAATATTGTTATTAGACCATTCCAAACTTTACTTATTGATGCATTCAAAGAATTACTTTCCTTCAACGGTATAATGCTAGACTTATATTTCACTACTCTTCAACCAATTGAGTTCACAGAGCTTGATAATATTGCAACTAAGATTAAGAGAGAAGAGGAGACTGGTGAGAAGTTATCTAGTCAAAAAATAGATGAAGAGGAGGAGTTATTAAACATAGAGGTTGAAGAAGAGATAATAGAACCTAACGAGGAAGAATAATATGAAAGCATTATTTATAACATTAAAAGAACTAAAGAGAAAATCAATATTTGACGGTAATCTCGATGCTGATAAATTAATTCAATTTGTTGAGGTGGCCCAGGATACTGAGATACAACAGTTCTTAGGTACTAAACTTTATGAAAAATTACAGACGGAAATTATAGGTGATACCCTATCTGGTAACTACGAAACATTA